CGTATCGGCGTGAGTACCGGCCTGGTGGCAGTGATATCTGACGCCACCGGCACCGTCGGCGCCATGGAGTTTAACGGCCGGGTGGATACTATCCGGTTCGACCATGTGGCCGTGCTCCTCGATGGGTTGCCCGCCGGGGAAAACACGTATACACTTAATCACGACATACTCAAGAATCAACCGAGGCCCATGTTTATGGACAAGCTCGAATTAGACTTAACTTCGCTCGCCGTAGCCGACCGCGTAATGCTGGGCGACTTGACTGTTAACCAGTTGCTGGAGCACGTAAACCACAGCGTTACTGTCGAGGAAGCAACCAATATCGTTATCAAGGCGGGCTTCCAGGTAAACCAGCTTAAGGCTGACGTTATCGAGGACTACGTGGCCAACGCCGACGAGTTCACCGCTTTCAAGGCCAAGCGCCAGGAAGCGACCGACGAGACCGTTACTTTCATCCTGGATAACTCCAAGATGACCAAGGAGCAACTGGACGGCATGGCGCCTGAAGCGCTTGAAACGCTGTCCCAGTCCGTGGCCCCGAAAAACAAACACGTTACCAACCGCGGCAAAGGGTCTGGCCCTGAGTTGGTGCTGCTGGACGATAACGTTCTGCCCGCAAAGGAGGCCTGAGTCATGGCGCGAGATACTGTAGTTTTAAGCCCCGAGTTTAACGGCTGCGGCCGCCGGGAAGCACCGGCAGTTGGCTCTGCCATCCTTACAGGGGCGTTTGTCGAATACACGACTGGCGGGGTGAAGGTCGCCACGGCAGCCGTCGCCGCGTCCATGCTGGCGGTTGAGAATATCTCCACCGCGCAGGACACCAATTACGAGTACGCCATCGGTGAGAACGTATTCTGCCAGGCGGTCCCACGCGGGGCGCTGGCCAACGTGAAAGCGGTTGACGCCACCTATGACCCGGGCGACCAAGTGGAAATCGGCGCAGGCGGGGAAGTTACCGCGCTGGCCGCCGGTGTTGCGGTCGGTGTTGTCCCGAGTTTCGGCGGTGAAGTTATCACCGGCACCGCCTCTCTTATGATCCAGTTGCTGTAAAGGAGCACCACTATGCAGATAATCCCTATCAATGACGCGATAGCCATCCAGAACGCACAGCAGATGGTTACGGGTCGCGATAATGCGTGGCGGGAAATCCTGCGCACCAACGCCGCTGGCGATGTGGTGAATAACGCCGGTACTGTCCACTACGACGACTATAAGGACCTGACGACTGATGTGGTGAAAGCCCGCGAGTTTATGAATGTCGGTGTACAGGATCTGATTGGCGCCGGGTTGTCCCAGCCGTCCAGTATCAGTAAGACGATTGTCCAGTACCAGACCATGAACACTTTCGATGCGAAGGTGACTATGAACGGGTCAAACCGTACTGAGAACCAGACCAACTACGACGTGAACTGGATTCCGCAGCCCATCTACACTAGCGACTTCTTTGTGCCCTGGCGCGAAGAGGGTTTCAGCTACAAGGAATCTGACGGGGTTATGGAGTCGGTCTACCGCGTGAACGAGCTACAGGACACTGTACTGTTCAACGGCGCGGACCTCGGGGTTAAGGTCTCGGGCGTTGACGCCCCGCTGTACGGCTACACCAACCACCCGAACACCATCACCAGCTCCATTCTCGATTGGTCGGACCCCACTAACAATGACGCCATCACCGCTGAAATGGTTGGCCTGGTGGGCGAGCTGTTTGTGGGCGGCCGGGTCATGGAGCCTAACTCCGTGGTGGCCTACGTGGCGACCGATGTGTGGTCGAATCTGCAAAGTGACTACTCCAGCCAGAAAGGCGACCGTACCATTCTGGAGCGTATCAACGCTATCAGCGAGATTGCGGGCACCAAGCCGCAAAAGGATCTGGTGGCGGGCTCCGTGGTACTGGTCGAGTTGCGCCCGCGCACCGTTCAGCTGTCAGTAGCTCAAATGCCTATCGCCGCACCCTGGGTTAAAAACCACGCCCTGGAAAACGGCCGGTTCACTATCTATTCAAGTCTCGTAGCCAAAATTAAGGCCGACAGGACAGGTAAGGCCGGCGTTGTGTACGCGACTAAAACCTAACCGGGCGGGAAGCACGGACAGAACCCGCGCGGCGTAAGTCGGGGCGGGTTTTCTTTTATCAGGTAGGAGAGAAACATGCGAGTAATAGTAGTTCACGGGTCGGTTAAGTACGAGGGCAAACGGTACGCCCCCGGCGACGAACTGAGCGTAAGCGAACGGTACTTTGCCACCAACCCCGGCCGCTTCGAGGCTGTGGCCGCCGGTGAGATACAGGTGCTAAACGAGGCTCCTCCCCCGCCCAAGGCCAAGCGCAAGACCAAGGCCAAGCCGGAAGAGTGAGCGCCACCACCACGCCGGCGGCGGTCCGTGAGGTGTCCGGGTCAACGCTGAGTGACAGCCAACTACAGCCGTTCGTGGATGCGGCACAGTGCCTGGTAGCCAGCGTGGCCGCCTGCGCGGAGTCCAAGGGGGTTTCCCAGGACTGCCTGGACGGGGCGGCCACCTGGCTGGCAGCACACCTGCTATCCGGCACGTCGCTAGGGGCGGATAGCGCCGTGGTCAAGTCCGAGAAGTTCGAGAACTACAGCGTGGAGCGCATCGTGGGCGGCTACGACGGCAAGGGTGTACTGGGCACCACCTACGGCCAGACCGCCAACGCACTGACGGGCGGCTGCTTGCAACAGATCGACAAAGCGCCCGCCAGCATAGCGTTCTTCGGGTAACCCGTGAGCTTCACACTACCTGAGTGGATTACCGTCTGGAACACCACCGGCGGCGATGGGTACGGCGGCGATACGTGGTCTGCACCCGTCAGCTACCCGGCGCGGATAGCATACTCACAACAGAAATTTACCGATAGCAACGGCGATACGGTTATGTCCACCCTGCTTGTGTATACAGAGGGCGACGCCGCGGCCATAGGCTCACAGGTAGCCGTCGGGAAGCTAGCCGACCTGACACCGCCAGCCGCCGCTAACGATGTGCGCTCAATCAGTCAGACGCCAAGCGGCGCCGGACCCCTGCGCAAGTTGTGGTTTGCGTGAAGGGGGAACTAAAAGGGCTGGATGAAGTACTGCGCAACCTATCGCGTGAGGTTTTGGGTATTAAGAAACGCACCCGCGCGGGTATGCAAGAGGCGGGCCTGTTTATCAAAGGTGAGTCGGTAGAACGCACACCACACAGGAAAGGGGTACTCCGGGGCAGTGCGTTCTACTCCACAGATATGGGGGCGGCCGGCAGTGGCCCACGGCTCCGAGTAGGCTACACCGCCAAGTACGCCCCCTACGTCCACGAAATGCCCGAGCACTTCAACTACACCACGCCAGGGACCGGGCCGAAGTTCCTGGAGAAAGCCATAAAACAGAACATGCGGGCAGTGCTCGAAATAATCCGCGACTCTGCGAAGGTACGCCGATGAACGCCACCTATTACGATGTTGCGCAACTGCTGGAGGATAACGGTTTCGGGCTACTCGGCGCGGATATCTTCGGCGGCGAGTGGGGCGAGCCGGACAAACAGATCCTTTGCCTGGAGGGTGTTGGCACGCCGTCAGATATCAAAGCGCTATATGAGCAGACAAGCGTCCAGATCCTGGTGCGCGGAGAGAAGCGGGCGCGCGACCACGACACCTACACCGTGGCCCGCGCCGTCAGCCTGTTTCTGTTGGGCCTGTCGGAGTGCGTGGCAGTCAACGGGACAGATTACAAAGGGTTTGAGGAGGGCAGCAACATCGCCCCCTTGGGTCAAGACACGAATGAGAGATTTATGTATAGTATGAACTTCTACACTTACCGAAACAGAGGGTGACAGTATGACCTGCGTAGCTAATGTAACAAAGGGCCGCCAGCTGGTGCTGTTGGCCCGCGACGACCTGGATACCGTCTATGAGATTATCGGGGGCGTCAAAACGCGAGGTTTTACGTTCGATAACCCCGTGGAGGACGCCACTTCCAGCTCCACTACTACCAACTATCAGGAGTCGGAGTACACGGGTTTCAGCCAGGTATCGTTAAATGTCTCCGGGCTGGCAGATAAGCGCACCGGCATAGTGGACCCGGCAACCGGGCTTACCATCGTGGGATCGTCCCGCCTGGTAGAGATAGCCACCACCGGCAACCGCTGCGGAAAATTTAAAATGTTGAACGTGGACACGGGCGGGTACATTGAAGGGTACTTCAACGTGACCAGTTTCGGTTCCACCGGCGACACTCCGGGCCTGCTGGGCTTCGACGCCTCGCTACAATCTAAGGCAGACATTGCCGTAATAGGGGAGGTCTAAACCGTGGCCATTCTAGATGTAACACCGATTCAAAAAGCGGGCATCGTCGATCTGACCGCCGTACTCGTGGCCGCAGATGTAGCGGGCGACCAGTACGACGGCAGCACAGGGACTTTCGTTGCTGTCCAGAATGACGACGCCAGCCCCCACACCCTGACCGTTACCGCCCCCGCCGCGTCAGCTACCTGCGGCAATCTCGGCGCGCTGCCGGTAGCTGACATAGTGCTCACCGTAGCCGCTGGCGATGTGGGCCTGGTCGCTATCCCATCGGGCTACGCTGACCAGGGCGCGTATAAATGGAGCTATGACGACGTGACCAGCTTATTGGTCGGCGTGTTCAGCATAAGCCCGTGAAGAGAAAGCCCGGCGAGGAGGTTTTCGAAGACGGGGACAAGCGCATAAGGTTAGTAGGCGATTTCGGCCTGTTGTCTGCGGTTAATTCCTACGGCCGGGACGTTGCCCTGGTGTTCTCCGACTTGTCGAACGGGCTTATGCCGCCGGATGATATCCGCAACATCCTGGTATGCGCTGCGGTAAACGAGCCGGAAGAGGGCCGCAGCGAGTACATCGAGGGGTTGATAACACGCTACGGGCTACAGGAGTGCGCTATCATGGCCCGTGTCATGCTCAGCCACGCAATGATAGGCGACGTAAAAAAGTCAGCAATGGACCGCGCCGAAGCGGTCCGGGGAATACTGGAAACGGTGTTGCCTTCCCCGTCGATGAGTTTTACAAAAGCTGGGTTATTATGGGTGGGGATGGTGACAGTTTCTACCGCGCTAGTATGTTCGATTTTCAAATTCGGAAGTCCGCTTTTTTAATATCCCAGGGGCTGCCGGAAGAGGACAACAGCATTTCAGGCGCAAACGATCTGGATGATTTATACTTCGCCATGTCGAAGATCCCGGAGACGGTTCACTAATGGCACTTAAGCTCGGATCACTATTTTTTACGATTGGCGCCGATACCGGCCCCCTCAAGGACGCTGAGGACGAAGTAAAGAACACGACTAAAAAGATGGGCCGCAGCTTTAGCGGCCTGGGGCGTATTATCGCCGCCGCTTTCACGGTGGAGGCCGCTCGCAGGGTTATCGGCATCGCGGACAGCATGGCGCTGTTAGACGTTCGCGTGAAAAACGCCACGAAAACGCAGCGCGAATACAACAAAAGCCGCGAGCAGTTACTGCGCATATCCAATGCCACAGGCACAGCGCTATCCGGTAACATTACGTTATTCGAGCAGCTTGCCCTGGCCGCGCAAGAAGTGGGCGCGTCCAACGACCAGGTGTTGCAGCTTACCGAAACCTTTAACAAGCTGGGCGCTATCGGCGGCTCGTCTATCGAGGCCATGCGCAACTCGCAGCGGCAGTTCGCCCAGGCGATGGCTGGCGGCATTGTGCGGGCTGAAGAGTTCAACAGCATACTGGAAAACACGCCATTCGTGGCCCGGGCAATCGCGCAGGGACTGGGTAAGTCCACAGGCGAACTGCGGAAGATGGTTATCGCAGGGGAGCTGTTGTCCGAAGATGTATTCAACGCCCTCCTGTCCCAGACGGAGGACGTAGCGGAGCTGTTCGAGACCCTACCCGCAACAATGGACCGCGCCACACAACAGGTCGCCAATAACTTTGCGATTATCATTGAGGAGATCAACAAGGGCGTAACAGGCACTCAGACACTGGCCGCCCAAATGCAGGGGTTCGCAGACGTTGTTCTGACCATACCCAACGACGTGCGGGCTATGTTCTTAATCGTATTCGGTGAGCTGGACCAGTTTTTCGCGTGGGCCATGTCACAGGTCGAAATACTGGGGCTTGAGATATCCGGGTGGTTTGACGTTACCGACGCACAGAAAGCCGGCACTGCCGCACAGATAGCCGAGATAGAGAAGATCAGGGACGCCCGTATCGCAGCATCCAGGGCCGCTGTGGATGCCGGTATCGAGGACGAAGCGCGG